CGTTGCGAGTGCTGTACTCATCCGTTTTATACCTCTGAATCAATATTAATTTGGTGACGGGCGATGGTTTCAGCCATGTAGCGGATGTGTTCTGCCATGCGTTCCTGAAAATCGACATCGTCATCAAATGCACGGGAAATAGCTTTTTTGCTGGCCCCGTGACGTTGCAGATTATCGATGCATAGCGATTCAAACAGGTGTTGGGGCAGACCTTTTTCCAGGTCGTCTGCCAGCTCAGCTTCAGTTTCTTCACGGGCAATTTGCTGGTAGTGTCGTGCCCATGACTGCTCTTCAATGCGATCGGGGATAAGCCAGGCATTCATGATTTATCACCTCCGAAATTTTCAAGCCTGTTGGCAATCATGATGGCGATATCAGGGATTGCTGGCGCTGTGGCTATACATGCGGGGTTGGCGCACAAACCATAGACGGCGGCAATCACGAGCTGTCTTTTCCAGTCGAGAGTTACTGGCTCAGAATTGGCGTCATCGCCGGACGTATCACTGCCTGGCTCGTTCTGAACAACGGTTTCGCCCTCCTGAGCGGCATCAACAGAGTTTTCCTGAATGATCTTCTCCTCAGTTTGTGCTGAGTCTTCTCCATCAGCGGCGTCATTTTCTCCAAAAGTTTCTGTGTAAGTGCTATCGCCCATTACCGCACTACAGTCAGGGCAGTTACCCCCGCCAGTCTGACCACAGACGCGGCAGTTTTTTTCCAGCTCCGGTTGCGCTACTGGCCCTGGCTGTTGCTCTTCTGACCCGTTTTGTTGCGTATCCGGGCTGTTTTGTCCCGCTTCTGGGGCAATTTGTTCCACTTTGGACTGATTCTGGTCCTCAGTGTCGCGAGTCTGGATCCCCTTCACCCACTTCGGATCAGCAGGGTTACTGATGCCTTCAACGAATTCTCCACGCGAGGCAGCCAGTAATTTGTCGGCATCGACTGGATTTTTTGGGGGGATGTTTTCCCTGGCTTTATTGAGTTCCTCCCTCAGTTCCTGGTATTTCGTTTCTACAGATGAGACATTTTCCAGTGATTGCGTGTCCTCATTATGTTTAACTGGAATTTCTTCCACTGATTCAGGCGCTGCCTGTTCATTAGCCATTGTGTCCGATGCTTGTTGCTTTTCTTCATCGCCATGTTTTCCTTCTGCTGTTCCGCGCTGCGGCATCGGTGCTGATGAGCGACCGCAGGCAATTTCCACGATTTCCGGATCCGGGTTAGCGTGATCGGTTTCGGTCAACACTTTGTTGAGATATTCAGTCACGCGTGCCGGGATGGCCTCAATGCCGATTGGTGCTTCTTTCACGGAAGCCACCACAATGGCGCGGGAATAATCCAGCCCACCGGGCATGGCGATAAATTTGTCGCGAAAAACAGAAAAGGGCGGCTTATTCTCTGACACGATTTCTTCAACGCGTTTTGCGTGTGCTGGGTGCAGGTTATAAATATCCACATCCATTGAACGGGCCAGAACGCCGGTGGCTACATCTCGTGCGAGTGATGTCTTATCATGTTTGAATCCTTCACCACGATCGGTAAGATTTCCGCCGCCAGCGTTAGCACCGGAAGGCGTACGGGTAATGCCTGAAACATAATTTCCGTTCTGCCATTCTTTTGTCAGCAGGCCCTGATCAAGGTAGTCAGTTTTCATCCAGGTGGAAATGAACTTGTCGAATTCAGCCGGGCTGATGCGATGATTTGCAGAGTGGGGGAATGCTTTCCCTACAGATTCAGCCAGGCGACTAAGGTGATAGTTCGTCAGTTTATCCAGTTCATGATGTGCGGCGCGCACAGCAGTAAGCAGGCTCTGAAGGTAACTGTCCTCTGTGTCCATCTCCATACGGATCACGTTATTGCGTTGTTCTGGTGTGGCGTGATGCCGGTATTTTCCATCTTCATCCTTGCTGAAGAAGAAGAGGTGAAGGAAGCGATGAGTAAGGCTCAGAGTGGCGACGGGAATTTCACACTCAGAACAGTCATCGTCGCTGTCCGGGGATTCGCTTTTCTCCACATCATCCGGAATAGTTCCGTCCGGGTCATCGTTGTCATCGCCAGCAGTTGTGGCATCTTCACCGTTGATGTTGTCATTGAAGGATATAGCCATCATGGTGATGCCATCTTCCCCGCCTTTTTCATAGCGGTTGCAGAATTCAGTATCAAACACGCCTTCCGGTGGAAGGTCATTCACGACGGGGAAATTTACGCGAACGGGTTTTTTGAAATCATCCTCGTCGTAGCCTGCATCGTCCATGGCTGCAATGCAGCGGGAAACTGCGACAGAAAGTTTTCTGGCCTCGGTCCAGAAAAAACCGCCTTTGATGCCAAGGCGTTTTCTGACTTTATCGTTTTTTGCTTCGCAGTGTAGTGCAAAAGTCTGTTTATCAGCGCTCATTGTATTTAAACCTCTGGCTGGATTAGAATTAGCGGCCCTTTGTCTGATTTCTCCGAATACGGTGACGCAGGGAGAAATCCGGTAGCCTGCGCTGCCGGATTTTTATTTCAGTGGAAGGTTGCCTGGTTTGCTGTTTTGTGAGTTGTTTTTCCCTTTTCGTGCTGGCATTCAGGGCAGTCGCACTCAGAATTTTCTCTTGCAAACTCAAGAGCCTGCGCCAGTGTATGGATTTGTTGTGCTCCAATGTTGCTTCTGACGACTTCACATGCAGCATGAATATATGGGCTTGGTGTTTTGCCATTTAACCCACATAAAACAAAACGACTGTCCTTATATTCGTTATTTCCAACTTCTGTAAGTACTGAAAAAGAAAATACAAAGTCGATTTTGTATTCTTTGCATATTTTACTGATGCGTTCTGCAATTTCTTTGACTTCATTTATTGCATCAGGACTGGTTTCGGAAAATATTTCATTTTGCGCAAGTTCTTTCATTTTTATTTTTCCGTGGTTGATAATTAATGCGGTTTTATTTCGGCTTGTCTGTTACAGATATGGAAGGTGTATTTTATTACTCGTCACAACGACGCTGCTTTTACGGGTAAGCCATCGCGCCCGATGAAAACTTTAATCATGCAGTCGGTAATGCATGTTTTTGTTGTGAAGTTACGAATATAGAGTTTTCTCTTTTCAATATTGTTTGCTGAAGCGATATATGTCCGACCTTCATGAAGAACATAATCGCCAGGCGTCACGCACTGACGTGGTATTTCATCAGTTCCGAAGTGATGAGCAATCATAATTATCTCCATTTTCACAAATGAACTTTGTTGATGCGGTGCCTGGTACCTCCAGGTGACGTTAACCAGTTAACAACTAACGCCGGGTCAGGGGACGATGACTTTCCGTGACATCCTGTCGGTTTAACTGTTCCGCGTGCGCATAGCCGCATTCACCGCATCACAAAATTCACTTTAAAAAGGGTGGCAGAGCAGTCACGGAGTAGAACTGATGCCACCAAATACTACACATGGGTATTGTGGCGGGGCTGTCACTTAAGCGTATGGTCAACCTGACGACCCGGTGCATTTTCTGGAGCAATGGAGGAAGCCCCAGCCATACTTACCGCCGCGCCATTTCGCGGACTGCCACAACCGGAAGTGCACGGTCGAAGAAATTTAACGACAAGCCTTATATGCAAAGGAATCTCGCCGTGCGCTTTCGTGTTGTGTGCCTGCTTTTAACCACGTCAGGCGAGGTGGTTTCCGTCATTCCCCAATAACAGGAAATCTGTATAATCTGGATATCCCCAACAACAGGAAGGTGTTTTATATGGTGGTTCAAAAGAATTGTTCAGGTACTGGTAAGCCTGCGGACAGGGCGGACATTCCGAATACCAGGAAACATATACCTGAGAAAAACATTCGACCAAAACCATCTCCAGCTCCTTCAGAGGAGAGGGGGAACAGCAACAATCAAACAAGCAGGTGATGATATATGGACCGGGATGATATTCTTGACAGGGTTTTATATGGTTATTTTCTTGAACAACTATTCTCTGTAGCGACTGGTCGTCTCGATAAACTTTTCTCAGTGGTGAGTATTATCCTCGGTTCATCTGTCATTGGTGGATTTATTCCTGAAGTTTCTGGAGTTCTCATTGTTGTGATAGCAACCGTTCAAACGATTTACGGATTCGGACAAAAGTCAGGTAACGCAATGAGAAAATCCGCAGAATATCTGCAGCTTTATGATGATGCAGAAAAATATTCCGATTCGGAATTGAAAATGCAGTTAAAGCTCCTGGAAAAAACAGATGATAATATTTGGTCGTCGCTTAAAGATATCGCAATCTTAAAAACCCAGATCAAAATAGGAATCTCCGTAGAACAACAAGAGAAACTGTCTGCAAAATCCAAATTGATGCGATTCCTTTGTGGTTAGGAATACCCAGATTGTTAAAGAGCATGCCGAATGCTTACCCGTGTCCGGCGAACGTATTCCACTTCGCCTGTGGAGAACTCTTTAATTACTAACCTTCATCAGTCAGAGTTTCTTGCTAACCAGCGACGCGCGCCAGCTTCCGTTTTAAACGTTTTGCTTCTGGTATACGTCATCGCGGTAAACGTGCCGTCCAGGTTGGGGAATACTCCACATACCAGAGATTCGCTGTTGCCAAGCTCGATAGTATCCATGCTGACCTCATTTCCCCTTAACGCCGGGGGAGCGGAACAAAAACCTGCTGCATAGTTAAAGTTGAACCCTGCCGTCATGTTCTTACGCCTCGGGCTGGCTACTTAATCCCTGACCACTGCCGGGTAACTCTAGGTATTGCCCTGTATTGTGTGGGATGGGATGGGTTGGTATGGGAAAACTATAGGTAATGCCTAATTGTTTGTCAATAGGCTATGCCTAATGATTTAGGTGCAACCTAATAGGTGATGGTTTGTGGGAGAGGTAGTAGGAGTTAACTAACGGGAACTAGGAATTTCCCGTCGGACCATATAAGTTTAAGTTCCTGTCTTGGTGATGTTCTGGCTTTTCCGTTTTGATTCTTGATTTTTCAGATAGTTAGCTACCTTCATTTCCATTGCGGCAATGTAGGCGCGAACGTCATGATCAACCCAACCAGGCTCCGTAGCATTTCCAGATAAGAGGAAAGTCACAATTGCTCTTTTTTCATCAGAGGCGGCTTGATAAAGGCTGTTTATGTCTAAAAGTTCACTTTTTGTATCTGAAGTGGATGGGGTTGGTATGGGGTATTCGTTAAGCCCCCAATGCTCTGGACCAACCACATCAGAAAAGAAACGCCATAGTTCTGGAAGTTTGTCTTTACTTATCGAACCTTTCTTAATCCAGTCATGGATTGATGGTGGTTGGACTTTGAAATGACGTGCGATTTCCGCCTTTGATTTGACGGCTCCTGATGCAATTTTTTTGTTAATGGCCTGCTCTATCGCTCGGCCTAAGTCTTTACCACTAAGCATTGCTTAATAGTCTCCTATGCGCATCGCGTTAGGCAATCCCTACTCTCGATGTATTAGGCATGGCCTATTGACAATAATATTAGGCTAAGCCTAATATTATTGTGTGTTTTTTGGAGTTCATTCGATGAAAAAAGATAACTATTCATTCAAACGAGCTTGTGCTGTTGTCGGTGGGCAATCAGCAATGGCTAGGCTTTTAGGTGTATCTCCTCCAAGCGTAAATCAATGGATCAAAGGGGTACGTCAGTTGCCTGCTGAGAGATGTCCTGCGATTGAACGAGCAACAAAAGGTGGTGTCCTGTGTGAAGAACTTCGTCCTGATGTTGATTGGACATACTTACGACGCTCGTCATGTTATTCGCAGAATATGTCGATGAAGCAACCAAATGACGAAAACGATCATACCCGAAGCATCAAGAGGCAAATGATTCATGAAAATCAAACATGAGCACATCCGCATGGCGATGAATGCCTGGGCATATCCTGATGGTGAGAAAGTTCCTGCAGCTGAAATAGCCCGGACTTATTTCGAACTGGGGATGACGTTCCCGGAACTGTACGACGACAGCCATCCGGAAGCCCTGGCCCGTAATACCCAGAAAATTTTCCGTTGGCTGGATAAAGACACCCCTGATGCTGTTGAAAAAATGCAGGCTCTGTTACCGGCGATCGAAAAGGCGATGCCGCCTTTGCTGGTGGCCCGTATGCGCAGCCACAGTTCTGAATATTACCGTGAGATCGTCGAACGGAGGGATCGGCTGGTGAAGGATGTCGATGATTTTGTTGCGTCAGCGGTTGTTTTGTATGACCAGATGAATCGCGGCGGCCCGGCAGGGAATGCTGTGGTGATGCACTAAAAGCACGGTGTTCGGGGGGTTTATGAGCAGCAAGCTTCATGGTCTTGTCTGGGAAGGGTGCGCCTTCACCGGCATGATCTTATCCAGGGTGGCGGTTATGGCCCGTCTTGCAGACTACAGCAATGACGAGGGCGTGTCATGGCCTGCCATTGAAACTATCCGGCGTCAGATCGGTGCAAGAAGTGAATCCACAGTGAAATCGGCTATTGCAGAACTGGCGAAAGAGGGCTGGCTGACGAAGGAAGAGCGTAAGGTCGGTGGGCGTAATGTAAGCAATATCTATCGGCTTAATGTGGAAAAACTCGAAGCAGCTGCGGCGGCGGCGCGTGAGTCATATAAACCGAAAAGAAAAATTAGCCCGGCAAAAAATGACCCGTTAACAGTTGACCCGTCAAATATTGACCCCTCAACGGTTGACCCGTCAAATTTTGATGGATCAACTGTTGATAAAAAACTGCCGATTAGGGGGCCGATGATTGACCCCGATCCGTCAGTATTAAAACCTGATCCGTCAGATAAAAGATCTTCTTGTCCGGACGCTTCGCAACCGGACCCGCAGACGGCTGAACAGGATTTTTTAACCCGACACCCTGACGCGGTTGTGTTCAGTGCGAAAAAACGCCAGTGGGGAAGTCAGGAAGATTTGGTGTGCGCACAGTGGATCTGGGGACGAATCGTGAGTCTTTACGAGCAGGCGGCCAGCTATGATGGCGAGATCACTAGACCGAAAGAACCCAACTGGACAGCATGGGCCAATGACGTTCGCACAATGCGGATGCTGGATGGCAGAACTCACAGACAAATTTGTGAAATGTTTGGGCGTCTCCAGCGGGATTCGTTCTGGGTAAAAAACATCATGAGTCCGGCAAAACTCCGGGAAAAATGGGATGAACTGGTTATCCGCCTGGGGCGTTCGCCTGCGCAGCGTTGCGTGAATCACATTTCTGAACCGGACACTGAAATACCGCCGGGATTCAGGGGGTGACGTGTCATGAAAAACATTGCGGCAGTTGGGGTTCTTGAACGTATTCGCAGACTTGCACCACAGGGGTCGGTTCCACCGTACCGGACGGTGGCGGAGTGGCGGGAATGGCAACTTGCTGAAGGACGAAAACGCAGCGAGGAGATTAACCGCCAGAATCGCCAGTTGCGGGTGGAAAAAATCCTGAATCGTTCGGGCATCCAGCCTCTGCACAGCAAATGCTCGTTTGCAAATTATCAGGTGCAGAACGACGGGCAAAAATACGCGCTGAGCCAGGCCAAATCCATAGCTGACGAACTGATGACCGGGTGCACGAATTTTGTGTTCAGCGGTAAAACCGGCACCGGGAAAAATCACCTTGCAGCGGCGATGGGCAACCGGCTGATGGTGAAGGGGCGCAGCGTGATTATCGTCACCGTGTCTGACGTCATGAGCGTGTTGCATGACAGCTACGACAACGGCAAATCCGGGGAAAAATTTTTACAGGAGCTTTGCGGGGTTGATTTGCTGGTCCTGGATGAAATAGGCGTTCAGCGGGAGACGAAAAACGAGCAGGTGGTATTGCACCAGATAATTGATCGCCGGACAGCATCACTGTGCAGTGTCGGGATGTTAACAAACCTGAATCATGCCGCAATGAGTACGCTTCTTGGTGAGAGGATTATGGACCGCATGACCATGAACGGTGGTCGATGGGTGACGTTTAACTGGGATAGCTGGCGTCCAAATGTCAGCAATATGAGGGTTGTGAAGTAATTTTGTCCGGAGGAAATTTTAATGGAAACCGTATCTGACGCACTGAAAGCACTGAAAAAAGCCTCTTCACATGTGGTGGCAGCTCGCCTTGGAATCAGTCGTGAAGAGGCTGTCAACGAGCTGTGGGAACTCAAAAGAAAAGGCGTCGTTGATAAAACTGGTCACACCTGGTTTCTGGCTGGCGAAGGTGAATCCCGGGTAACCGAAGAGCGGCCAGTAAAATCTGAAGCACAGGATATGCTGACCGGGGAGGTCGAACAAAAAGTTACCGCAGACATGATGATTGAGTTTATCGGTCAGGATGGGGCTAAAACGTGTGAGGAACTGGCGGGTAAGTTCGGTGTCAGTACTCGCAAGGTTGCTTCCAAGCTGGCGGTGGTAACCGCAACGGGGCGGCTGGCACGCGTTAATCAGAACGGTAAATTTCGTTACTGCATGCCGGG